AAACTTTTCGTTAAAGGATTGCAAGAATCAGAGAGTATGCAAAAATTCCGCAGGGAAAAAATGTTTATCGACATCTTAGAGTCGGTACATCCACAAGACGCTAAAATTTTAGTGTCTATGATCAACAAAAAGTCCCCAGTGAAAGGATTAACTAAAAAAATAATACAGGAGGCATACCCAAATTTAATCCGAGAATAATGATGATCCCTAACATCAACTGACAGGAGAAGTGCCTATGGTACAAACCAATCAATTAGAAAGATTAAAAAAAGACTCTCGAGACCTTGGAAATTATATCCATAAATTGAATAAGAGAGGCCGCACTGACGCTGCTTACCGAATAGCAAAGAAAAGATCTTTTTTAGACGCTGCTATCGAACAAGTTGAAAATCGAGTAAGGGGGTGATCCTTTAAGATGGTCCCCTGAAATATGGGGACCAATCTTTTGGTAATATAAAATGGGAAACTTAACATGCCAACGTATATCTTAGTACATAATGAGACCGGCGAAGAAAAAGAAACATTCGTTTCAATCTCTAAAATGCAAGAAATGACCAACCCAGAGTCCGGAGAATGGACTCAAAAAATACAAGCACCAAACACTATTACGCATTCAGGATCGATAATTAATAAAGCAGGATCCGGATGGAAAGATCTTTTGGGAGAAATTAAAAAGAATTCTGGTAGAGGAAATACCATCAACGTATGAGAAAACATAATACTGTCGAAAACATGCACATCCGTTTAGACCTGATGGATACAATTGTACCTATCACCCCGCGTCAAGAAGAAGCATGGAAAGCATGGAAAGAAGATCAAAATCATTTAGCATTAACTGGAACGGCAGGTACAGGTAAAACTTTTCTTGCTATGTATCTTGCACTTGAAGAGGTTATGGACAAGAGCACACCATATGAGACGCTGCGTATTGTTCGAAGCGTTGTCCCAACGAGAGAAATAGGATATCTACCAGGAACTTTAGAAGAAAAACTTGACGCATACACCGGAACTTATCGCGCTGCAGCATATGAATTATTCAACGATCCTAGAGCGTATGATAAATTAGCACACTCGAGTAACCGTTATGTTACATTCGAATCGACTTCGTTTATACGAGGAATAACGTATGACAATAGTATTATATTGGTTGATGAAATGCAAAACCTTAATTTTCACGAACTCGATTCTATAATTACTCGAGTCGGACAAGCAACGAAAATAATATTTTCAGGCGATTATCACCAATCTGATTTTAAACAAAATAAAGAGCGAGAAGGAATAAATACTTTCCTAAGTATTATCGAAAATATGAAGAATTTTACAGTTGTAAATTTTGGTTGGGAAGATATTGTACGAAGCGATTTTGTACGAGACTATATAATGACGAAAGAATGGATGGGGATAAAATAAATGCATATCAATGAAGCAATGAGATTATATCTAGAAGGACAGCGAGCAAAACATGTTTGCAACTGGGAAACGTTTACTGCTAACCCTGTAGGTGTCGCAGAACATGGCGACTTTTTGGAGACGCTAGAAAAAGAACTAGAGCAGATCGCCAAGTATGATGAATTGCTCGCAACGCTGGAGAAATTAAATGGATCGTAACGCAGTATTTGAAACATTAAAAGTAGATGAGGGAGTTAAATATGAGATTTACGCAGATCACCTCGGATACCATACCTTCGGTGTCGGTCACTTGGTCACCAACGACGACCCTGAATGGGGTCAACCGTTCGGCACCGAGATCTCAGAAGAAAGAGTATGGGAATGTTTCGAAAAAGACCTCGACACCTCAATTTCTGAGTGTCACGCTTTATACGGCGAAGGGGAATTTAACGACTTTCCAGACGAAGTCCAACAAATCTTGGTTAATATGATGTTCAACATGGGTCGTACTCGGTTGAGTAAGTTCAAGAACATGACCAAAGCGATTATGAAACATGACTGGGCACAAGCAGCAGTTGAAGGTCGTGATTCACGTTGGCACAAACAAGTGCCTAATCGCGCTGAGCGTTTAATGGTAAGATTAGAAGAAGTCTAATGCAGAAAGCGAATACAACTAAGGTTGAACATAAACCTAAAGGAACTTCCATTGGTAGAGGACATTTAAATACGTCTTCTATGAATAAGAAGAAAAAGGCAAACTACAAAAAATATAGAGGACAAGGTAGGTAATTTAAAGTGGCGAAATACAGTAAATTTGATCCAAGAAACAAGCGCAAGTTGCGTGGTGATCGGATTGTGAAAGATAAAAAGAATTCTAATAAAAAAGATTCAGAAGAAATTAATAAAGAATCTCTTAAATATTTAGAACGAAGATACAATTCTAGATAAAATCTAGATGCGTGCATTCAAAACAGATCCCATCGATCAACGCAATTGGGAGGTTTCTGACCATCTAGAATGGAAAGGAACAATAGGACAAGGCGACTCAATGATGGGGTTGAATGTCGCACATATGATGGCGAGTCTATTAAAGACTACTGTAAAGATGGACGTTCATTGGTATCATTCTAAAGATTACCTATTTCACCCTGAAGATCCAGAAACTATTGTACAGCGTTTTGATTACATTAAATCGATGTATTACAAAAACGAAACCGTCGAAATTAATCACATATACAATTCAACTGAGACTGACATAAAAAATATACGGTTCCGTGGATTCATCGAGGATAAGAAGACGCGTGGATCAGTAATTAATGGTCTCAACTCTTGGATATTTCGTCCTGATTTATTCACACCTCCTGAACGTGATAAGATAGTTATTTGGAAACCATTTAACAACGCAACCCCAGCGCCATCGTGGAAATTGAGTTTTGGGGAATCTGACTGGTCTAAAATAGAGAAACACTATCTTAAGAAGAAACATAGATATAACATAGTTGAACTTTCTTATAGAACTCCGATACGAGAAGCATTCTATCACATAAGAACGTGTAACTATGTAGTTTGTTATGATGGAATGTGGCATTATATAACACGGAATTTTATGAAACCTTCATTCGTTATTGGGAATCAAAGTGTTATTAAAGCACACAATCCACACGCAATAACAATGAGGAAACCTGACGGGTATGAGAAAATTTTTAGAAATCACGATAAAATGATTTCTCACCTAGAAACTAAATGTAATACATATCGTGATAAAATGTTTAGGTACTTGAATGAAAATTGATCGCGCAGTAATAGAAGTAAATGGCGGTTGTAACTACTCTTGTTCTATGTGCCCGCAAGATGTACGTACTGGCGGAAGGCATAAAGACTTTCTTAAGAAAATGTCGCTTTCTGAATTCGAGGACAACGTTGCTGATTGTGCGCAACATGGTCTTCGCGTAGTTAATCTTGATGGGTCTGGAGAAGCAACCCTTAACAGAAATCTACCCAAGTATATCGAAATAGTTAAAAAGTATAACGCAAAGGCATTTATCTTTTCGAATGGTTACCGGATGGAAGGTAAGTTTATGAGAGATTGTGTCGACGCCGGACTTGACTTCTATCGTTTCTCGTGGATTGGATATGACGTTGCTGCTTATGATAAGTGGATGTACAATCGCATTGGAGGATCATTTGGTTCTACTTGGGATAAAGTAAAGGCAATGCGTGATTATGTTAAAGAAACTAACAGTGATTGCGTTGTAGCAACTTATCATTTGATTACAGATAATGATAATCAAGAGTTTGAACTGCAGCATTATAAAAAGATTGTAGAAGAACTTGATGTTAAAACAGAAATATGGAGAATGCACAACTGGTCTGGTGTCACAGACATTAGTGAATCAGGGGTGCGTAAAGGAGAGGTAAAAACTTGTGGCAGACCCTTTAGTCCTGATGTTGTTATTCGCGCTGGCGGTCTTGACGGTAAAAGAGGCGCTGTTCACCCTTGTTGCCAAGTACTTGGTAGAGACGAAGAAGCAGTTCTTGGACATACGTCCGAAAAGTCCATTGAGGAAATATGGAATGATGTACCTTATTCTACATTACGCGACCAACACACTAGTGGTGAGTATCCTAGTTATTGTTCTGGGTGTGACTTTTTAATTAGCGATCCAGAAGTGCTCGTTTGGACTAATTTTGAACGTGACTTAATGAAGATGCATGGAACCGATTTTGACTTAAAAGACTATCAGAATGAAACTGCCTGATGTATGGATGATAACCATACCCAACAACAAAGTTTCTAATTACTACTATGTAAGATGTAAAGAATCTTGGGAGAAACGTGGATTTAATGTTCGTAAGTTTCCTGCTGTCACACCAAACACTTTACATCGCCAGCAAAATAGGTTAGAATTTAATATTAAGGTTACGGGATTTAAGAAAAGGAAGTTTTCAGAAACAGAAAAAGCAGTCTGGTATTCACATTATAATGCATGGCGTTTTGCTGCAGATCTATTAGAACCAATCATTATCGCAGAACATGATGCTTATCTAACGAAAAAAATCCCAATTGAAACCTTTGCTGGCGACCTTGTCAGTCTGTCACACAATGATAAGAATCAATATGCTGCCGGAGTCTGCTACTACATAAAACAGAGCGTTGCTAAAAAACTGATTGATGTTCCTGTGGTCGATATGAATAGCGATAATTGGATTCATAGAAACGTTGATAAGTATGGAGTATGGGATCGATCATATGTTCGACACTTTCGAAATGAAAAAGTTGGGTTTACAATAATACATAAATGAAAAGATTAATATAAACTTACTTAAAATAAAATTTAACTATCAATCAAAACAAGAGATAAATGATTATATAATTGATTTAAATTCTAAAGAATTAGTAAAAAATCATAAAAAAATTAAACTTAC